GTCATCTTTATTATTTGTAAATACCCATGCTGATAACACTAATTTTCCTGCTCCTGATGCAACCGTTGTTTTTTGACTTACGCCCGTCCGGACATCTCCTGTTAACCCTGTCGCTTGAATCTGAACAGAATTATATCCATCATGTCGTTTTGCTGTTGTAGGTGTAACCGCTGTTCCTGTAGTGGTAGTTAAGATCCATTTACTAAGGCTAGGACTTCTAGAAGTAATCACGCCAGAACTAGGTTCAATTTCTCTATCTTCAAATGCGGTATTAAATAGGACGTTTATACTGCCTAATCCTCCGATATAGTCTTCCATCTGTTTTTCAGAGATTTTCGACTTTACAGCCTCATTAGTAAGCTCAAGCTCTCTTTTTATTCCTTCAACGTCTGGAACAACAGTTTCCCATATCGTACCTGTCCATATTTTCAAAACTCCAGGTTTACCACCACTAATATCACGCCATAATGTTTTATTTGGTTTAAGGTCTGTGGTAGGAGGTTTAACACCTTCTATGATATCGACCATATTTTGATCCATATAATCCTTTGTAGCATTCGCTAAATCTTTGGCGGTTTGCGATTCTTCTACTGCTGTATTCGCTTTATTTTCTGTTTCAACTACTTTATCTTCTAATGCGGCGAACCATTCTTTCGATACTTTATCATTGATCATTGAAAGCATCTTTTGATACAGCCTATTCAACATTTCATCCTGGTTAACGATTTCTACAAAATTACCAAACGTATATTTATTTTGGCGTGGATCTTTATGTGATTCATCTCCTGCGATAGCTCTCGCTTCTAAGTAAAGTGTTGGTGTCATACCTTCATCAATGATATGAATCGTGTCACCTTCATTTACTTGTTCATGTTCGTATTGAAAAACGCGAGATATATCAACAGAGTCAACTTCATATGTGACGATAGTATCTACACGTTTTTTTAACTCTGTTTTAGCTAATGTTAACAAGCGTGCAGGTGTCATATCTTCATTTTCAGATTCTGGCGTGTAGAATCCGAATTGATGCTTTCCGTCCACATTCCAACGCTGATACGCTGCATCATCAACAATGTATTGCAGGCCATTGTTTACAGACTCAATCGTGATCATCTTCTCGTTTCCGTCTGCATCTTTACCCATAATAAATGGCACTAATGCTGTAATAACATTCTCAGAGTTTTCTATGCGTTTTACGCCTAATAAATCTTTACCGAGTGTAATTTCTTTATTCGTTTCTCTACCGCGCTTTTTAACGAGATCAATATATCTTGTTGGTGGTTTATTCGTGTTCATAACGATTCGATATTGAATCTCGACGTTATCAAATAGAGACGCAACTTCTTGGATAAACTTTAACGGGCTTATAAATTCTGTGATTGTATAAGAACGTTTACCTACAGCTTCGATAATACCTACTTCCCACTCATTACGAGCGGTAGCGAATGACATGTATTGTTCGGCGCTCCAACTATTAATAGTCTGCGGTGAGAAGTAATTATCTGTTTTTAATGAAATCCATTCACCAGAAGCGTATATAGTGACCGTATGAGCATCTGAATCTTTTTCTGTAGAGGTAATAACGTAAGGGACAATAACGCCTGGACGTGTCTCTTTTAACACTAAATTATGTTGTTGGATGTAATCTAGAAACGGAGAATCTTCCAATAATTTAAAGTCTAGAATATCGGCGTTATCTTTAATTTCCCAGTGTCTTAAATCTTCGAAATAATCTTCTGGTTTCATAGAAGCGATAACACGCTTTGATTTAAAGTCTACAATGTGTAAATCTCCGCTGGTTTTTCTCATTACTTGTACCTCTCCCTATATGTTATTTGCGCAGTTCCTATATTTAAAGGGCGTACAATAATTTTGTTATCACCTCGCTTTACCATAGGGAATCTACTAAAAATGTCTTTTAATCCTATTGCATTTTTACCGTTAATCGTTACTAATGAACGTTCTGTATCTATACTTATTTTGTCCCCGACATCGAATATATAAGGAGTTTCATCCACGTTCAAAGTATTTATCTTCCAGAATTTAACGTCTTCAATAAATGCAATGTCAGCAGGTGGATTAGCTCCGTACGCGATACAACCTACAGCTATTTTAGCTACAGCTCTACCTGTCATCTGGTTACTGTCTGAATCATCACGCCACCTACGAACGAAACTAGCGTCATCAATCTGTGTGTTTTTACGGTACTTAGCGAAGTAGAAGCTCCATTCTTTACCTCTACGAGCAACCGATACATGGCCAAAGAAATCATTGAATGTTTCGCTAGTCATTCCCATTTCGTCAGAAATCCATTTCCTAGATGCTCCAGGATCGATAATAGCTTGAGCGGTTGTCATTTCATGGCTCATGTATTCATCAGCCATCGCTAACTCAACTATCACTTTGTCGTTAGCATCTAACAGCATCACAACCGTTTTACCCATTCTATTCCAATGATCAGATCTAAAACTCATCATTACATCAGCTCTAAAATCCTGAACAACTCCGGCGTTAGATGGTAGGTCACGCTTCATAAAAGGGCCATGCCATTCATCATCTGCTCCTGTTCCGTAAGATGCAGGTGTAAATGCATAAGATCCTTGGACTTTCATAGAACCAGAGCATTTATAAATCCCCATCGTTCCGGTTGCCACTGTCCATGTTGCCAAGTTATTCATTTCATCCCATATAAACCGTTCGTCTTGCTTTACAACCTTAGTTTTTATACTTGTAGGATAACCGAGCCTGAAATAGTCATCGCCATTCCAAACATCTAAGAAAGGGCTTTGAATACCTGTTGTAACATCGATAATCGGCATTGATTCTACAGTGCCCTGATTAGCAATATCAGCTTGAAAATTACCGTCTACGTTATTAAAGAATGTTTTCGTTTGTACTGCACCTAATTTATAAGGCATAGGGCATACAAAATTTAAAGTTCCTTTTCCTCTGAAAATCAATTCTTCAATATCGGATTCGCCATTAATAACAGCCATATATGTCCTGTCTGGTTCATCATCAAAAATTAGCTCGCATGGTTGATCGGTTACGAGCCAATCCGCTAAATCTTCCTTTACTTTTTGCATAGCACTAACGTTTGACGATTTAATAATAACCGGAACTTCTATGGTTCTTACATCAACGTTAGTTTGTAAAAGATACCCTCCTGGTTTAGAAGGTACTTTTAAAATATCTCTCTCAATAGGAGACCATGCAGGGCGGCTAAATCCCATTAGAATAAAGATGTAGTCTTTACGTATTCCATTAAATGAAAAACTTCCTGACATGTTTTTTCCTCCTTTCAGTGCATATAAAAAACACCTCCACTTATTAGAATGAAGGTGTTACTGTAGGTTTAAATTGTGCTAAACGTTGTTTGCGTCTGTTATTCGTAGATTCGACAGGTTGTGCTAAGACTTCGCCCACAACTTTCTTATCCATTACGATATAAGTCGGCGCGCTTCCGTTAGAATCCGTTGTACCATTGTCTTTATTAACTGTTTTAGTTTGGATAACACTGTTTTGTTGAATACTTGGGAGAATTGGTGGTAAATCAAGTAAATCACTCATAAGCCCACCTACTTGTGGGAATGCTAATTTAATACTATCTGTAATTGGTCCTCCGAAATCAAGATGATCTAAGTCACTTAATGGACCTGTTTTCGCAGGAGAGAATGGAAGGAAGTCACGCGCTTTTTGCGCAAGATCACCAACAGCATCAGTAACCCAACTAGCCGCCGACTTTATCCCTTTTGCCATCATCTCTATAAGACCTCTTCCGGCGTTATAGAACGTTTTTCCCATGTTGGTAATAAAACTAACGACCTTATTTAAAATCATCTCTACGCCTGTAACAACGCCGTTTAACTTATTGGAAACACCGTTAACTATCGCGGACCAAATTCCATCAAAAACATTTTTGGCCATTCCGCCCCAACTTCTTACAAACGCAGTTATCGATTCTAATTTTGAACCAAAGAAGACATATATATCAGCTAACGCATTATTCCAGACGCGCTTAATGTCATCCCAGAATTTAATGAATGGTTTTACTATGTCGCCTGCGAATTTACCAAGCCATTTTAGGATTCTTCCTGCTCCCCAAAGTTGTAACCATCCCCATAGCAATTCCAGGGCTCCGTTCCAAATTTGTTTCACAGCATCCCACATTTTTGACCAGTTTCCAGTGAATAGAGCTGAGAAGAAATTCACAATTCCCATGATGACATTTAGCGCTCCATTTATCACATTTTTAATAGCTTCCCAGGTTCCGATTACAATTTCTTTTATAATCGGCCACATAACTTGCATTATCGACATTATAATTGGCATAACCGTCTGGATTATCGAAAGTACGAAATTCCAAACATTTGACGCCGCCTGCATTATCATATCTCCGTTTTCAGTCCACCAAGATTGGATTTTCTGTAAAACTTCTTGGAAATATGAAGTCATTGCGGACCAAACCGGAATAAGTACGCTATTTAAGATGAAATTCCAAACGGTAATCGCTGTTTGTTTTATAGCTTCCCAAGCTGCAATAACAGCATTCCTAAAGCCTTCGTTTGTATTCCATAAGTAAATGATACCAGCGACCAAACCGACTATGGCAGCTGATACTACCCAAACTGTAGCACTCATCGCAGCGAAACCGGTAATCAACGGACCGATTAACATCCATATAGAACTCCATGCAGCTAACATACCGTTCCAGAGCCCGATACCTATCGCTAAAGGAGATAATATCAATGTTAACGCAGGTACTAGCATTATAATCGCTTGTATGATTAGCGCTAACGTTGGATGTGCTTGGTTAAATAACGTTACTAATTCGAAAAACTTCGCAGCGAAATTAACTAGTGGCGTCATCAACAGTCCGAATGCATCAACCATAGGCTGTACAGCAGTAAGGAATGATCCTTTCATTGCTTCCCAAGCTAACCCTAATGGAGTTAATGAGTCCTGCAATTCTTTTATTTTCGCATCTGTTTCTGCTTTTAACATCGATAATTCATTCGTTGACTGGCCTCTAGCTAAAGCCATTTTCTGACGCCATAATTCTACATATTTCTGAAGTTCTGGATCAGTCATCTGAGCGATAGCTTTTACTTCTTCTGCTGATTGCGGACCAAGTTGAGCTAAATAATTAGAGAATTCAAGTCCGGCTCGTTGCGCTATGCTAGTTAGATTGTCTTTCCATCTCCCTAATATTCCGACTTGTTCCTCTAAATTCTTAGTAAGTTTAGCACCACTTACAGCCTTCATTTGAACTTCTTCGAATATATTCCAAGCGTTCATAATCTCATTCGTTCTTTGTACAACTGCATCTTTATAAGCTGTTAACGCTTCTTCTTGCTTTCTGTATACTTCAGAAGGATCCGGACCCTTAGCAGCTTTAAATAATGCAGTGTATAAAATAGCGCTTGTAGCTGCAGCTGCAAGGGCAACCATGTTGAACCGCATCAATCCTTGCGTGATCATCATTGTCATATTCTGTAAATCTTTCATT